TTTTACCCATTACACTAATTTTTTTATTTAGTTTTATAATCGTTCCACTTCCATCCTAGAAATAGTTTCATACATTTTCTATGTAACCAATTTGGTTTTTTCTCAAAATGAATACAAAACCCTTCGCCAGCACCAATACAATATTTGCCAACCTTCTTTACTATTTTATTTTCTTCACTTTTTGTAACATATGGTTTTTCTGAGTTATCAACTTGATGATTATCCAAATTTTCTTCAGTTATTACTTTTTTCTTTCTAGGTTTATAAGTCCTTTTTTTTGGTTTTTTTTCTACTACAGGTCTACCCGTAGTAACCGTTTCTTTTAAAATTATTTTTTCTGTCATTTTTTTTATTTTTTAATTTTTAATACTTCCTTTTTATAGTATTCATCAAATCCATCTAAGTAATTTGTAATACTCTTACTTTTATCAACTCCAATAACTTCATCTATTAACCCAAACTCCATTGCCTCATCTGAGTTATACCATCTGTCTCTTTCAGAGAAGTCCAACACCTCTTGGAATGTTTTTCCACAATTCTCAGCCAAAATTTTAAATAAGATGTAATTGTATTTTTCACCTTCCATCTGATCAATACGTGTGTCTTGAATGTTTCCTTGTGTACCATGACTTACTTGGTGAGTCATTACTTTAGAATGAATTAAAGATGATCTTTTACCTTTGGTACCTGAAGAAAGTAAAACAGATCCCATTGATGCACACATACCTAAATTAGTTGTGACAATATCAGAACTAACATAGTTCATAAGGTCAACAATACCAAGACCACACATCACAGATCCTCCAGGACTATTAAGATACAACGTAATGTCTTTCTTCTCCACAGAATCCAAAAACAATAATTGAGCTTGTACAATATCAGACATATTTTGATTTACAGGTCCTGATAACCATAATATACGATCACGCATCAACCTTGAGAAGATATCAATTTGAGTCGCACGTAACTCTCTTTCCTCCAAAATGTATGGTGTTAATGACGCTTCAAACTGATCTAATGCCATTGAACTAATCCCTTCGCTTTTTGCAAAACTTCTAAACTCTTTTCCGTAATTCATAATATTATAATTTATTTTCTGTGTTTTTTATTTCGTAATAATAGTTGTTTGAATCTTCAGATACCCATTTATCCGATTGAGCTTCCACTGACTCAATGTGTGTATCAACTTTTAAACTTGATGGTTCTATTGGGAATGGTTTGGTCACCCAATTTGAATCTTTCCAATATATTCTGTTGTTAGGTTGACAAAGTAGATAACCATCATCCGCAATTAGTATATGCCCACACTTATAATCAGATGGTTCATCAGAATATGGATTTCTATACCAGTCTACTGTCATAAGATAAGTAGCCCAAACTTTTGACCCGTCTTTTAATGCGACCTGACATCTTTTTTCATAAAGATAATCATAGGTAATAACACTTACATTTTCAGAGAAACAATCCCATAATTGTTTAAAATCAAATGGAATATCATTTTTAGGTATTTCCATAAAAATTTCAGATATTGGGACTCTTGATCTTAACATTCCATAATCAGTCATAACATGAAATGTTAATATTTTACCCGCCAATGATTGAACTGCAAATGCATAAGCTTTGTGATAATCGTCCTTATCTTCTTCTTTTTTTGTGAAGTGTGATGCTCTCACATAACACTTAAATAATTCAATGTTTTCGTTTAATTTTGACATTTTAATTTTTTTTAATCCATTTATTTTCTGAGTCCAGTTCAAACTCCCCAACAAACTCTTGTCTCCATTCAGTTGGTCTTATTAATGATAAGAAATATTCCCCATTATTTCTACGGTATAGGTAATATTTTTCCCCAACAACAGGTTGGAAATTGTAATTTGATGAGTAAACCATTCTATTCCACTCAAACTCATCAACCAATTTATTATACTCTTCCTTTATCTCATCATACCTTTTATTGAAGTAATGATTGGTTTTAAGGATCTTTTCATTTTTCCAAGTTGATACATTATCAGGAATTATGACCGGAGACCCAACATTTGTTGCATATGGAAGAAGATGGGCATAATAACCCTTCTCCTCACTCCATACTGCATTATCGGGGTATTTATTTTCTTTTGGCATATCGTAAGACATTACACTTGGTAAATCAGAATACTGACACCATAAATCATCAGTGTGTACCTAAAATTAATTTGATAACGGGAAATATATTTTTGGGTGTGATTGATAATTTTCTAAAACAATATCATCCAAAGTATATTCTGAAATATCATTTACTGCCCTTTCAGATAATCTAACATTCGGTAATGGATATGACTCCCTTGTTAATTGTTCTTTAACACCATCTATATGATTTAAGTAGATATGACAATCACCTAAACTACAAATAACCTCATCAGGAACCATATTGACTTGTTTTGCCAACATCATAAGTAACAAAGAATATGAGCTGACGTTATACGGCCATCCAAGTGCCGAATCGACACTGCGTTGGACCCACATTAAAGAGATTGCTCTGGTTGGAATATTATGTTTATCCATATATTCCATTGTTTTAGGTTCTTTGTAATGAACTGACACCCAGTTATCTAATTTTTTCATCAACTCATATCTTTCCTCCAAACTCAACTCTCTTGTATAACATTGAAATCCATAATGACAAGGTGGAAGCACCATCGTGTCCAGTTCTCCAATATTATAAGCATTAACCATCAATCGTCTTGAGTCTGGGTTTGTTTTAAGGTCACGGATTAGGTTTGCGATTTGGTCAATTCCGTACTCAATCCTTCTTACACCTGCCTCTTTACTCTTATCTTCAACTACATCCCAACCTGTATGCCAACTTCTCCATTGCTTACCATACACAGGACCTAAATCACCCCACTTTCTAGCAAACTCATCATCTGTTTTGATATGTTCAATAAAATCTTCTTTACTCTTTGGCCATCTTACTTCATCACTATCAACATATCTCTTATAAGCATCACCATCCCAAATATGACAATCATTATCAACAAGGTATTTGATGTTGGTATCACCTCTTAAAAACCATAGTAATTCAGTTACCATAGTTTTCCAAGCCATCTTCTTGGTTGTAAGAAGTGGAAATCCATCTTTCATATTATGACGAATCTGTCTACCGAATACAGATAATGTTCCTCCGTTTCTAGTTTCTTTTTTTACTCCGTTATCAAGAATGTCTTGAAGGAGTGATTGGTATGATTTATCTAGGTTGTTCATATTTTTCTATTGTTTATCTAATTTATTCACAACTTTCGGTATTAAATTCAGTTTCGTCAGGAGTTTCCTCAATCATAGGTTGGTTTTCTAATCTCTCAATTACTATGTTAATTGCTTCAGGATAATGAGTATATCCCTGTCCGAAATTAATTCCCGTTAGTCCCAATACCTCATTGTTAATGTAATGTCGGTTTTTACCCTTACCTTTTAAAATCTCGTGGTCCATTGAAACATCGTTCCAATCTCTCAATACAAGTCCAGTACCACTAGGTTCCTTGTAATGTAACCTAATGATATTGTTATGACTAAAGTTCTTAATAAATTCTCCTAGTGTCATATTATTTTATTTATTTAATTGATGTCTTCCAATCCATCAATTTTATCTCTCAATGTGTTGATCGTTGAATGGACATATTCATCAAGTTCATGAGATACCTCCAAATACTTTCTTCTCAGTTCGTGGAACTTTTCATCCTGAACTTCTTTGAATGATGAGTAATGTTTGAAACAATAGTGGAAACCTTCATTCTCCATTCTATAACGAACCATTTCAATTTCCTCTAATTGATTTTCTAATCTTTCTAAATCACTCATTTCTTTAAAAATATATTTAATATAGATTGTTTTACCACATTAAGATAGTACAAACAGACAAACAAATAAATCTTTATCTTCTTCATTTGTTTTATACGGTGTGTTCTATATGAACTCTCACACAATTCTGAGGCATTCTATTCAAGTGTCTGTAATTGTTGATGTATCCCATCATATTACCGCTACCTACGGCATTTGCAGAGTGGATCACAACTTCTACTACAGGTTTACCATCCAACCATTGGTTAACCAACCATTTGGTGCAATCCATACCAGTTTTCTCAGTGATGTTATCGTAATTGATTATGTAGTTTTTCACAACACCGTAGTGCCATTCCGCCATCGCACTATCACCTAAGTCGTGATCCAACGATATTAATTCAATATTCTCCAACCCAATTGAGTTGATCTTTTGAACGAACTCATCATAAGAACGTACAACGATCCAACTTGGATCCACTGGCGTTCTTACATCATCTAAATAAATTCTAACTTTGTCCATATTACAAATATACTTTTATTTTTTTATTAAACCTAATTCTAACCGATATTCTTTAATCTTAACTCTTGCTTCCTGATATTGATCACCATTATTGGCTTGATGACCTTTTGAAACCGCAAGAGTAATTTCCATTTCATTATCAATAATGTAAGATATTTTTTCCTGATCCGTTAGTTCACATGGTGTTATTTCATTCTTAATATAAGTTAAGATCAATTGTTTAATGTTAAGAACCTGTTTGTTAGGGTTGGTTTTACCATTATAACTCATAACAGAAGAATCGTAGATATACTTACATAGTTGTTGTAGTTTATCCATTTCAATTATATTAACTCAAATTCTTTATTTACCAATTCTATTTCTTTATTCAATCTTTCAAGTTCTTTGGATATCATTTCTATGATAATCTCCTTGTTATTAAAACTTACATCACCTTTTACCATAAACGGTCCAGGATTCGTAAACTCAATTTTTACCCCCAACCCACAACCTTTAAGAGCACCTTCTAGTTTGTATTTTTGTCTTTCCAATCTATCAAGATTTTCTTTGATTATTTTTGCCTGTTCAAATTTTTCTATTTCCATTTTTATATTTTTTACGTAAGTATTCTTCCCAAACTTCTTGTTTTATTCCGTTCACAAAAAACCAACCAAGATTTAATTCAAACCATTTATTAATCTGATAAAAAGTTTTTTTGACCATATTTAAAAATTTCTTAATTTTTGATAATCTTCTTTGGTTAAAACAATTTCATTTAAATCTGAGTTTAAACCTCTAATGGTTTTCCAAGCTTCCTTAACTCTACCCCACAAAGATTTATTCCCATAAGTTTTATAAAACGTTATGTAATAATCGGTATCATCATTGAACTTGTCAACAGACATACAGGTACAATTGTCAACACATTTAACAATTACTTCAGATCTTTCATTGTTTTCAACTTTCATCCTATTAATGTTGTCATTAATTTCCTTTAATTCAATTTCATCCAATATGACTTTTAATCTGATCATGTAGTCATAGGTAGGTTTTTCACCGTATATGTTAATAAGACGATTGTAAATAAATTGTAAGTGTTCTCTTTTTATCATTTTTTATTTCTTTAAATTAATTACACCATTTTCAATAACATCATTAACCATTGATTTTTGCATATATTCTGTCCCTAAAGTGTGTTTCACTCCATTTTGGATAATATCATTAAACCTTTCATCACCATCTAACCAATCACCATCTTCAGTGTGTTTCACCCCATTTTGAATGGTATCTTTAACAGTGTTTTCTCGTGAAAGTTTAAGATCTATGGTGTTTTTCACCCCATTTTGGATTATTTCTTCAACTTGCCAATCAATATATTGTGTCATTGGGGAAATATTTCTCACCCCATTTTGAATGGTATCTTCAACTCCTGATTGAATCGATTCAGGCAAAAACAGGGTGTTTTTCACCCCATTTTGAATGGTATCTTCAACAAGCTTCTTATTTTCAAAAATCTTTGGACTGGTGTTTTTCACCCCATTTTTAATAGCATCTTCAACTTTATTATATTGTGCCCACCCAATCTCGATGTGTTTCACCCCATTTTGAATGGTATCTTCAACCGCACAATCATTAAAGATGTCACCAATAACGGTGTGTTTAACTCCATTTTGAATGGTGTCTTTAACAACGCTGCTTCGTCGTAGACAAATATCCCCGATCTCTTTAACCCCATTTTGAATGGTATCTTCAACTGAAGTGACTGTCAGTTTTGACAATGGAAAGGCGTACTTCACCCCATTTTGAATGGTATTTTCAACGCTTTTGGGACAATCTGTACTTGAACGATTGGTGCGTTTCACCCCATTTTGAATGGTATCTTCAACTGCCAATGGTCTAACCCCTTTATGTAATTCAGTTTCCTTCACCCCATTTTGAATGGTATCTTTAACTCTCAACTTGTTCTTTTGTCCATTTTGGATGGTTTCTTTCACCCCATTTTGAATGATATCTTCAACATCATATTTACAGTTTCCAACAGAACTGGAGATGTATTTTATCCCATTTTGAATGGCATCTTCAACCTCAAACGAATCTTCTTCCTCTATCATTCGGGTGTATTTCACCCCATTTTGAATAATATCTCCAACCAGTTCCGGATGAAGATGACCAACCGTAGATGTGCGTTTCACCCCATTTTGAATGGTGTCTTCAACTCTTTGGTGTTTCTTCCTGAAGTTCCTTCTGGTGCGTTTCACCCCATTTTGAATGGTGTCTTCAACTATCTGATGCAATGGATGATGATTTACCTTGATGTGTTTCACCCCATTTTGAATGGTATCTTCAACTCGTGTTGCGTTCTCTTTCCCTATATCTGAGGTGAGTTTCACCCCATTTTGAATGGTATCTTCAACTGAATCGGGTTGTTCAGAATAGTAAGTAGAGGTGTATCTAACCCCATTTTGAATGGTGTCTTCAACTATAATGCTCAATGGTTCCAACGTACGATTGGTGTGTTTTACCCCATTTTGAATGGTATCTTCAACTACACTATTAATACGGATAATCGCTTTATTGGTGTGTTTCACCCCATTTTGAATGGTATCTTCAACACCCATGCACATCCACGGATTACTTTCTTCGGTGTGTTTCACCCCATTTTGAATGGTATCTTCAACTCTTTTCTCAGCATTAGCATTTGTTATGCTGGTGTGTCTCACCCCATTTTGAATGGTATCTTCAACCACCTCAGGTTTAAGAAATCTTGACTCAAACCATTCGGTTATATATTCTTGATTTTCCATAAGATCTAAAGATATTCCCTTAAATAAAGATTTAAATAAATTGTAGTTATACCACAATGTTTTTTCTTTAGTAAATTCAACCATCCATTTTAATTCTTCGGTATTAATTAACCAAAAAGATCCATTATGGTTGTATATGTCCATGCCATTTGTGACATCATTAATGATCTCAAATAAACATTCTTTTCTTTTTATTTTTTTATAATCCATTTTCTAATGTATTTGGGTAATATAAAACTTATTTATATTTCTTAAAGATACTAAAAATTATTTGTATTTCCAAATAAAACCTTGTGACTTTTTATATCCTTTCCTTAAACAATTATTTATTGCTTTGTAAGATAATTCTAATTCTTTTGAAGCAATTAAAGCATTCGTCCATTCTTTAATAAATTCATTGTCTAATGAAAATTGTAAAACAGGTTTAGATTTAGCGTGAGGTAATCCGGTTCGTTCTAAATATCTTTTATAATTATTATTTTTACCCTTTGCGGATTCACTCATTTTAGTTTTTGTTTCGGAGGTCTTTAATTTACCCTTCCAAAATTCACTCATCTTCTTTTTTGTTTCATCGGTAATTTTTTTACCAAGAGCTGATTGACTCATTTTCTTTTTTGACTCTTCATTATGTTTCCTACCGTACCAAAATGGTTTTAATGTCCCATTCAAAACTAACTCATCATCTTTTGGTACTCTATAAACTTTACCATTTTCACCCATATATTGTCCCAAACCAACAGTTTTAAAACCAACATCAGGAATATGGGCATTCCTGTTTAATTTATCGGAAATATGTTCAATGATTAACTCTCGTTCATATCTAATACAATCTTCTCTATTAATAAAATCACATTTAATAATAGTTTTAATTAATTTTTTTTTATCTGTTTTCCAAGACCTCATAGACCCCATATAATAAACATCTTTAGTTGGTTCAACTTTAGATGTTCTACTACCAAAATAAAATTCTTTTGTTTTCGGTAATTCTAATTTATAAACATAATGATACATATCTTATAAATATATTACGACATCCAAAAGAAAAATTTAAATGTTATAAATTATAATGATTTAGGATAATATAATAATGTTGGGTTTTTTTTTACAATATCTATATCAGGATATACATTACTAAACTGCAAGACATCAAATCTATCGGTAATCAAATGATATCCGTTTTTGGTAGGGATTTCACTTATGATTTTATCTTTCCCAAAAGGAGCACAACTGTCAATTGCAAGTTTAACCTTTAATAACTCTTTGTTGTCCTTACTATCAACATCAACAATCCACCTCTTCTCGTTGGTCTTTATTTGTCCAACAACTGAGTCAAACAAACCTTTCTGAATGTGTTGTCCGTTTTTAATTCTTTCAGCCAAGGACATCATCATCTCCAATGAAACATCCTTATGGTTTTGTTTCTGAACGTGAATGTATGCACGAGCCTTAAACATCTCACAAAGTTGTTTAATCTCATCATATCGTTTCTCCAAGTATTCAATAGAATCAACACAATAAGTTTTGATGGTACGAACTGATTGGTGGTTGTCTCTCTCACCTTCAGGTTGATCTTTCTTACGTTTGAATACATACAACATATAGAAATCACCATCGTCAGTGAAGTTAAGTAATGGTTTTATAAGTTCAATATTGTTAATCATGTTTGTATTTCTATAAATAATATTTTACAAATATACAAATATTATCAGTACCAATCTAATTTATTTTACACTTTTTTATATATCAATCTATAACCATCGTAAATTTTAACATTTAAGTCATTTACCGTATTTAGGTGTCTACCAGGTGAAAACCAATATTCAAAACCTTTTTTTATGTGACTTACTGAAGAATATATAAAATTATCACCATCGTAAAAAATAATACTTAACTCTCTATCAAAATCTATATTACTTGAAATGTAATATCTATTTTCATCTAAATCTATTCTTGAGTTAAAAACATTATTTTGTAATGTTACAATTTCATTTGACAACTCACCTTTAGCCCCATGGAAAAATAATATGTCTCTTCTCTTTTCTTTACTAGGAACTCTAACATAAGATGTCACCTCTTTTTCATTCTCATAGTTTGATTCATAATATTCTTTAACATTATTAATATCATCAATGTTCATCTGTAAAAATGGTAATCTTTTGTTGTACTTGTATTTCCACAATAAAACATTCATGGTTGTCTCATCACTAAATGGATAGTAAAACTTAATTTCTTCAAGATCCAAATTAAATGCAAACTCGTTTAACCAATCGTATTCTTTGAGGAATTGTTTACAATTTTTATTGTAAACCATTACCGATGTAACAGAATAATGCGTTCTATTTTTTACCGGTATGTGGTTCATTTTCATTAATGGATATTCCAAAATATTTGTCTCATCAAAACCTCCATTGTGGAATGGATTACCTCTACCGTAATTTATTTGATATTCAAACAACCCCTGTTGGATTAACGGATAATCCTCAACCTGATCAAAATATTTAAATAGTCCAGATATATCACCTGTAGGTACCATATCAGAATCAATGTAGATTGCCTGATCTAAATTAAGATGCTCTAACGTATGTAATACTACCTTACTTTTGAAGAACACTGACTTAAACATATTCTTGTTGGATACATCATTTTTGTTTCCAACAAAACTCATATTGTTTTCAATACTTAATGATTCAACAGGAACCGTGGTTAAGTTTGGTATTTCAGAATTATATTTAAA